CTCTTTTTCTAAACCCTAAAACTATGAAATAAAAAGGTTAAGCAGGTACTGTTAATGTTGTTAGCAATGCAGGTGTTACAAAGTTAGCAGGATCTTTCTCTTTACCAGTGATTGTCAATGTATATCCAGACATATCTCCGAATGCTTTTCCTGTTGTTCCTTCTGCACCTGTTACATCCGCTCCGTAAACTTGACCCATCAATTGGTAAGTTCCATTGTTATCTTTTACGATAACCATTAAACGATTCTGTAATAAGATATGCAATGCGTTTCTTCTTGCAGCAGTCATCTTACCTTTCAAAGTGAAAGTAGCTGATTGGTCATAAAATAATGTACCATTCTCAACACTTCTTTGAGGTGTAGACATGAATTGACCATTCTCTTTCTCTAATTGGAATGTCCAAAACTTTTTACCACTTGAACAAGTCATTGCAGTAATAACTCCTGATGTTGCTGTTATGTTTGCTTGTGGTACATTAGTAAACTCGGTGAGATAAATCTCAGCTACGCCACCAATTGCATCAGCGCAATCAATTTCTACTCCGTTAATTATTATACAAGCCATTTGTTATAAGTATTTAAGGGAGAGGTGTTACCCTCTCCCGATTAATTAAGAATTTTTGTAAGTCACGATCTCAGATCCAAAGTTAATTTGACAACCTGCTTTCCATTTGATAGAACCTTTTACGTTCTGATCATCTGCTGAGTACCAAAATTTAGCTTCTTCATATTCGTTCGCTAAGTCAGTTCCATAAACCATATTCTGAGGATAGCTACAAACGATACGATCGTTATATTTAGTTTGAGATGTTGCAATAGTATTCAAACCATGAACAGCTACAACTGATAAGCCACTACCTGGTAATGTAATTGAACCAGTTTTGTATGCATCTGTAGTGTTTACATTGAAGTTAAAATTATCAGCATCTTTAAGAGCGATGATTAACTTACGGAATGTATCCCATCCACAAAATGCTACTAATGGATACTCAGGTCTTGCCAATAAAGCTACCGGAATCTTAGCATAAACATCATCAAAGATAGCAATAACATTTGCAGTAGTGATAGCTGCTGTTGCTGTTGCGTACACTGGAGATGCTGCATCAATTACTTTCAACCAACCATCCATTTGTTTCAATACTTGGTTACCTGTTGAAGTGGTGTCACCTTGCCATACTAATTGCTCCATACCTGAAGTAATGTTTTGAACAACTTGATCAACGATTAACTTCTCGAAAGGCAAAGAATCGTAGTTAGAACCTGCGATTAATTTCGTAGATAAAAACTTGCTTTCTAATGTCTCAGGACAGAAAGTATCTTGCCATTTTAATTTAGTTACTGTCAAAATTCTATCAGAGAATACTGAAGAACCTGATGCATTAAAAGAACATACACCACCTGCTTGAAAAGGAGCAGTATTTGTGAAGTTCATAATTGATTCAGCATTCTTAATACCTGCGATGATATTGATACCAGGATACTGTAATGTTGCAGCTTGTGTAATTGCTGCTGTAAAAATTCTGTCCGCATTCTCGCGAACATAATCTGTTAAATCGGAAACTGTAAATCCAGCCATTTCTTTAAATTTATTTAGTTAATATTTATTTGTTTAATTCTTTTTCAATTCGTAATATATCAGCTTTGAAAGATGCTCTTTGATCCTTTACAGAGAATGGTTTATTTACCTTTTCTGTTGGTGCTACTGATGGTTCGTTAGAGATTGCCTTAACAATTCCAAACATTTCTTTGTTAATGTCTTTCAATGCTTTGTTCTCATCTACTAATGCTTTGAACATTGAACTGAAATCTACCTTTATTGGTTCAAATCCTTCAAGTTCTAAAGAGAAGATATGCTCTTCAACTTGAGACTTAATAACACGCTTTGGTGCAGTCTTAACTTCCATCTCTCCTGTTGCAGGTGTTGTTGGTTCAGCTACTGCTACTGGTGCATTCGTTTCTCCTGCAGGTAGTTCTTCAGCTTTTTCATATTCTGCTACAAGGCCACCCATTACAACTAACTTAGATCCATCCTCCATTACATATTCTCCATCAGGCATCGGAAGGATTCCCTCAGGTGTTACTACATTAACCGGTACACCTTGTGCTAATTCCTCAGCATCATACTGAATGATAGTTACACCATCCATCAACTTAGCTTCTGTAAAAGATTGTTCTGTTGTTACAATAGGTTCTACATTGAATTTCTCAATAAGACCTTTCAATTTTTCAATTCCTTCTTTTAGGTTCATGTTGTTTTTTATATATAAGTATAGTTAAATTTAGTATTGTGTAATTTCATTTAATATTTTTAAGAATTGCTCTTCAAAAGTCTCCTTATAAGGAACTAAATCAAACATACCCTCTACTGATACCCCTTTAAAATTACCGCTCTTTACAAACTCATTCCACATATCATCATCCTGGAACTTGTAAGAGATATACCAGGTACCATCAGGAAGATCACTAAACATCTCCGGTGCTTTGATTCCCATTGATGCATCTGATACCCATGAATTTTTCATGATGATACCATCTAACTTCTTAGAACCATCATGCATCTCGTTTACATTATTGATGTAGTTCTTGCTCATGAACTTCTCCTGCATGATGTTAATCTGCTCTTTGTCGAATATCACATAGAACTCACCCATCTTCTCGTTACGTCTGTATATCGGTAAGTCGGGAATCATTGCAGGTGATACGATAATCTTTCGTTCCTCGTTAATTGCGAACTGCTCTTTGTGGTCAAATGCAAACCAATTAACTTGAATTGCAGGTTGATCAACTAAGGCGATATAATCTACTCCCGAATCCTCTTTGTCGGGATCAATAACCATTCTGTAAATCGGTAAATTTTTATCCATATTATTAAGTATAAATATTTTATTGTTTGTGTATTATAAACTTGCTCTTTCTTCAATTGTATTCACTCTCTTCTGCGATTTCGTTATATCTGTCTCAACTACTACCGCTTTGATTGTTGGTTGAGAATTACCCATCGCTGACTTAATCGTTCCATCTGCATTCAATTGAGTACTTCCAGAACTTGGAGGTTCTAATGCTACCCCACCACTTGCAGAACCTAATGATGCCATTGCACCACCACCACCACTTGTACTTGTAGAAGTATATTGTGTAGCTGCTATCTTTGCTATTGATGCTGCACCTGTTAATACTGTTGCTGCTAATGATGCAATACCGATAGGTGATGGTACTGGACCGATAGCTAATGGTGCTTGAGATAGTGATTTAATAGCTGCCATTGCAGTACTTAAAATTGCACCGGTTAAAGCTAATCCCTTATTAACCTTAAATTGTTGTCTTGCTGCTTTCTCTTCTTCCGCACTTCCTTTTTTAACATTAGCCATCTTAATTGAAAAGTAAAGATCTGCTAACCCTTGTAATGCTTCATTAGTTTTCTGTGCTATTTCTAATGATGCTGCTGCTTGTCCTAATCTTAGCTGTCTTTCTTTTTCTGCATATTTTTCTCTAATCAATTGTTTTGCTGCTTCATCATCTGCAACCAATGCTAACTCAGCATCCATCTGTATCTGAAGATTTTCTAATTGACCTGCATATGTTTGAGCATTCTGAAATTCAATTAATTGCTTTCTTGATTCTAATCTGCTAAGTATCTTTTGTGTTTCAGCTTCAGCATCGGCATCTGCCTTTGCTTGTTTTTCTAATCTATCCTGCTCTTCTAATTGAGCAAATCCTTTTCTAACATTATGAAGCTGTTCTAAATCTTTATAAAGTTGTAACGCTCTTTCTTTTCTTTCTTTTTCTGCTTGATCATCTATTTCTTTTTGTGTTTTAGCTTCATCTTTACTTATATTTACTTTTTCAGCACTTAATACTTTTAAAGCATTTTGTAAGTCTAATAAATCCTCTTTCTCTTTTGCAATCGCATCTAAATCCTCTTTTGATCTTTCTGCTTTATTTATTTGTACTGATTTTTCTAATGCATCAGCTTCTAATGTTCTACCTAATTTTCTATTAATAGCAGCAGCAACATTCATTGTTGTCTCATACAAAGAATCATTATCCTTAACATCTTGTAGTTTTAACTTATGTAGTTTAATGCTTGTCTGAATTTCAAGTATCTGAGCAGCTATTAATTTTTCTTTAACTGCAATTATATCTCTTTCACTTCCTCCCTGAGCAGTTAATAAATCAATCTGTCTTGTACTTTGTCTATTTAATAATTCAGTAGATTTCTTCTGTTTGTCTAATTCTTTGGTTAAGTCAGATGTGGCAGATGATACACCATTCAACTGGTTATACAATGTATATGCTGCTGCACCAATCGCTAATAATGCAGTTAAAAATGCAGTAATAGGATTCGCTTTGATAATCAACCCTAACTCCTTAAACGCATCACCCATCCCCATTACTCCCTTAATACCATCGGCAAATGCGGATGCTGCTTGAACTTTAAGTAATGTTTTCTGTAACTCTTCCCCTTCTGCACCGAACAATGCAGCAGCACCTTGAGCAGCTTGAAATCCACTCGCTAAACCACCTACAACATTGCTAACTGCTTGTATCTTCCCTTCAGGATTAAACGCTTTAATCTCACTATTCAAATCGCCTATGTCATCCTTAATCCCTCCTAATCTTTCTAAGGTCTTAACATATTCTTTTGATCCTGCTGTAAGTCCTTCTAAGGTCTTTTGCGTTTCTCTGAACTCTTTCTTTAACTCAGATAAACTCTTAGCACCACCATCGGCATCTACATTTATCTTTATCGCTACTTCTTTGTCTGCCATTATTCCTGTATTATTCTATAGGTTAAATAAATAATTATATCACTATCCCCTGTTGATGGATTGCCTGTTTGTGATTTCAAATAAACTCCTTTATCTGATATTAACTGAGTATCTGCTGCACCACTAATAACTTGTTGAGATGAAACACTTATTCTGCTCAATGTAGCATTCAGTACATTACTAAATGTATGTTGAACTCTCGTAGCAGTATCAGTCAATATATTCAATGATGTATTCGTAGCATAGGCAGCAGTATTGAAATTTATCTTACATGATGCAGTAAGTACCTGAATATAATAACCTGCTCCTGGAGATGGTATCAATAAGTATGGTGTAGTAAACAATGTCAATACATCCGCACTCGGAATGGTTATTGTCTTTGTTTGGTTTAAGCTATCCTCATTCAATACCACACCATTGATATACATGGAATTGCTTTCTGTAATCTCAGTATCGAATGTATTTATTAATGTTACATTACTTAATCCTCCTCCAATAATACATCCACTACTACCTAACAATGTTATACCTTCGCTGTTACCTATTACATTGCTATTCCCATTTACAATACAGCTTCTTACATTGTCACCATAGATGTTACCAGTTCCTCCAGTCATTGCTCTCGCTCCACCTGTTACTCTGATGTTATCAATTGTTCCTGCATTCCATGTGTTAATGATGGGAGGAATCTCATTGGATGAACCGAATGCCGAACCAATACCGCCTACCATGTAATGTAATGTAGGTGTGAATGTACCGCTATCTTTAATCTTTAAGAACTCGCATTTAGTTACATCATTCTTCAAAGGATCATAATCAAATACTTTATTAAGTCTGAAGTAATCATTCTGAAAGTAGAACTGATTCCTAAAGTCTAAATTACGGATATCCGATGGTCTCAAATAGAAATAAGCTGTAAGAATCTTACTATCTCTATCTGTGATCTCATCAATTAACTTCTTATGGAATCTGTTGAAGATATTGTTATTCGTATAATAGAAAGTATTGTAGTATATCTCTTGAGGAACACCAAATGATAGGTCTAATGTTGGATTCAATGGTTCATCTACATGACCTGCATATAAGTACTGAGTAACAGTATGAACACCGCTTACTCTTCCATTATACTGATATGCTACATTCGAAGTCTTTACCCCTCCATTATAAAGCAATCGGATGTTAAATGCTTTGCTCTTTACTATGTTCGAACTATCCACATCCCATATCCTGGAGATGATTCTATTACTTGCATTGTCACCGATTAATGGTGTAGCACTAAATATTACTTTGTTCTCACTTGTTCCGGTTAAGAACTCGTTATCTGTTACATATCTAAATCTGCCGTATGTCTCAGAATAGGTATCTTTATATTTCTTATTGAAGTAATCTGTATCATCAGTATAGGTAAAGTTAAACTCTTTATTATCCAAATCCCCCATTGGCTTGATGTCAATGGGTTTCGAATTGTCTAACTTATAAGACCAGTCTATATTAGTACCTGAACTATAGAAGTCATCCCTCGTCTCAATGAGTAGATTATTATCGTTATTAGGATCAAGGTCAATGTATAGATTAAACATCTTAATCACTGATAATAAGAAATCCTTCTGCTTTATCTTTAATGGAACAGCTTGATTCATAATACAAGTATCACCCTCAACAATACCTGTTACCGGAACAAGGTTTTTAAAGGTACCACCATTAACTCCTAATGTACCTGAAAACCCATCTACTCCATAATAAACCTTACTAAATGCAGCAGTAATTTTAATCCTATCTCCTGCATTTAAAAATATATTTGTAATGCCGATAGTCATCACTGAAGATGCTGCTGTTGTAATATAATCATCAGCTATGGTAGACCATGTTGCACCTGCATTTGTACTCTTTTTTATTTTTAATCCGAAATATAAATTACCTACACTTGGTGTAACATTATCAACGTATGTAGCATTAGCACCAAAGCTAAAAAAACCACCTACTGCACAAATGAATTGACCGGTAACTGGATTGTATTGACCTGATGGATCACTGATCTCATTGTTATAAATTACATCGAAGTCATCTGTTGATCCATAAGTATCTACTGCTGCATTAGTCTCAACTGTCTGTCTTGCTTCAAATAACTTAGGTGCTAATAGTGTATCTGTTAGCAATAGTTTAGAACCATTGGCAGGAACTATCAGCTTCTTAAAGTAATCACTATTAAAGAATGAACTCGTATAAGTATAACCTACACTCTGAAATATTTTATCTATGTAAGTTCTAAGGAATAAAGCAGGTAACAAATGCTCTACATCTACCTTACTTAAATCGTTATCGAATCCATAGTCAATCAATGGATAGCAATACCCATTTACATAGGTATTAGTCCAGGATGCTACTTGTGTTGCATAATTGTAGGTATGATTATAAGAACTGAAATCTAAGGCAGTCAATTCGGCAGTTCCTAATGCATTGAATATGTTACCCACATTTCCTAAGATCATCACCTCATACTCAATCTTACTATCATCATTGATGGTAATCGATAGCATCTGAATATATCCATTAATCTGATTCTCATCATCAATGGTCAATATACCTTTTACCTTTGCATTCGGATTGAAGCTGCCATCAGTAACATTCACATCAAAGATATTGCCGAACAGCAGATTGTTGTTCTTTGTACCTGGTACCTTAATGGTCTTTGAGTAATTACTGTTCCTCTTCTCAGGGAATCTAATATCAGCAATGGAGAAGTTTAATGGTGTTGATACATCATCATACATATCAATGCTTCCACTACTCGGTAAGAATATCTTTGTTCTGCTCATTATAGTCTTTGTCTGTATCTATCGTAACTCAATGTATATTCTAACTGCAAATTGAATAGCTTCTCATTCACTACCTTTTTCTTCTCGAATGATGTATTGGTGATATTAATCGGGATTAGATATAACCCATCATCTAATCTCACATCCGGTGAAGTAACTAACTGCTCTAACCATGCTAACTGATCCTCTGTTACCCAATCACTCTGAATACTTATCTTATCTTTGATCTTTGTATGGTATTGTGAATACGCTCTGTCATTCGGACTGTTTACAAATGAGTAACTGCTACCATAAGAACCTAAGTCTTTCTTAAAGATTGATCTCTCTATGTCCATTGTCTCCTTACTCACTAATGTGAAGTTAAACGTATCATATCCACCTAACTCATTCAAGAACTGTAATCTTCGTTTCTTATATCTTGAACAATTATCGATAATCTTATATTCTGCTTCTTTCGATATAGCAGCATTCGAACTGTTAAATGTCTGAACAGTATAATGATCTACCGAACCTGTTATTATCGGTTGTATTCCTAATGTGAACTGAGCATCGGGAATATTAAGGATGTTATAAGGCCCTGTAGGAATCCTAAGAAATCTGCTTGTAGTATATTTGTTATCTATTTTAAATGTAGCTATCAATGTATTTGCACTATTGTAAGTCACCACCTTAACATAGCTGGTATCTAAGTTATAGTTATTCCAATACAGCCATGCATTATCATCTACAGTCAATTGCATCCCATCTACTAACAAAGGATTCTGTGTTAAGAAATCACCGATATAAGTACCACTTGAGTAGTTACAGAATGTAGGATAATCTAATACTGCATTCCATAAATACTTACCTGATATGGTTGTTAGATTCGGATATACAATTGTTCCACTTGATCCATATGCCTCACCAAACTTTACCTCGTATAATACATTACTATTGTTATTCGGTAGTATTCGATTGTCATCTGCTGAGACATCTACACTTACCCTGCTCTCCAGTAATGGTGATACGTTTACCTTACCGCTTAACTCTGTAGGATGGGGAGGAATCAACATACGATCTACCTTCACACTATTCACATAGATATCCGCTACGAACTTAAAGTTAGGTTGAGCCACATTGGTTGAGGTCACAATATACACCGCATCATTATACGCAGGGAATAAGTTAGCCGGTTGTTGTCTTACTGTTATTGCCATTATTCTAAATTAAAATCTATTAGTATCTCTCTGCCTAATGCAGTCGATAAGTCTCTACTCATGTTATCTAATATGTTGTTGTCAAATGCTTCATCTACAAAGTTAGTCGGCTTGATACCCTTCTTTTTCAAGTTAACCCCCATTGCCCATGCCATTGAATCTAATCTGTTCTGCTTAGTCTTTTGTTTCAATGCTTTCTTTACTGTCTTATTCTTTAAACTCTTTATTTGCTTTTCTTTCTTTAAGTTACTGATTCTCGGTGTTATTCCTCTGTTAGCTATGTGTTTCAACATTGCTTCCTTTGGTATTGGTTTCCCATTCTTGTTATACTTGTATGGACTTCCTACCCTTCTCTCATATCCATCAACCCCCTTATCAACGAACTTCCAGTAATCAGCCATACTAATCTCCATCACCATGTTGGTAGCAAACGATCTAATGTTAATCGATATGCTTTGAACTAATAAACCCTGTACGACCTTATCATTCTTCTCTAATGAATCAGCTATTGCATCAATGATGATCTGCTTATAGTTCTCTAATATCTGTCTCGGACTATCTGCCATTCTTCATCTGTTGATCTAACTGCTCCTTAATATATGTCTGCTTATCCTTATAGTAACTCAATGAATTTAAGAACTCAATAACATTCATCTCTAAGAAATACTCCCATTTCGTTCTATCGTTATTGCTTAGATTGTCTAAAGTATAATACCATCCCCAATGTTTGACAAAGCCAGGTCTCGAGATTTCTGTGCTGTCTTCATCTTCTGCATCTGCAATTCCAAAAAGTCGTTTGTACCTTTGATTAATCGCTGATAATTCGACAAAAAAAAACCACTCAAACTGAATACCATCGGCATTGTCATATTCTCCTGGATGTACTTCGCTCTATCACTTACTATCGTATCTTTCTTCTTACCATACCAATTGATCTCCTCACACAATACCGCTAAGAATGTATGCAGGTTATCATTGATCTTATCTTTATCCTTTACTAATTCAGTTAAATCAATGTACTGACCTGCTGATACACTACGCATATTAAGATTGAATCGGAATCGTTTCTTACCAATTCGAATCTTTGAATGTATCTTCTGTGATTTCGGTTTCTCTTTGATGAATGTTAAACCTTGCAGCTTATCTTTCAGCTTGTTTAAGGGAATCTCATCGGTGTAGTAAGCTATTGACTTACCTGTTAATGTTGCCAGGATACCGATTGACCTTTCGAGATCATCAGTATAATCCTCAGCAATCTCTTTGCAGAGATCCTGGTACTGCTTAATGTTTATATCTTTCCATTCCATAACTATAAGTATAAGAATGAATCAATTTGTGCAACTAAACAATATGATAAATACCGGAATGCTTATTTGTTTTGAGAGAATGGTATCCGATAGCTGTTGCCATTACAGCATCATCATGGAATCCATTAGGTGCAGAGTACCTAACTGATTTAGTCTTTGGATTGTACTCGTATGTGAATAGTTCTAACTCCTTAATCAGCCAGTCTCTATCCAGTATCTTTACTTCTTTATTCTGATTCGCTACTACTAACTGCTCTATAATATCCTGCTTACTCTTTGATGTGGTAAGGAATGGTATAATCAAACCACTATCATTCACCCGATCTCTAAGCTGCTCAAAGATAGGATCACCGATACCATTCACCTCAACAAATGTAGAACAGCTAAACTCGTTTATTCTCGCTATTACCTTACTGATGATATTTGACCAGGTATCTTTATTCCATCTCTCAATGTAATGCATCTCTCCGGTCTCATTGAATACAGATAGAACAGTATAGTCATCCGCTCTCCCAATATCTAATCCTGCATACATCCGATTCGTTCTCTCAGACTTAGTAATCAATGTAAGGTCATTGAATAGACCTGCACCACCATCCACGAACTCGGCCATGTACTCCTGCCTAAACACATGATCAGGTAGTGTTGATCTCGCATCATCTATCTCAGTCGGATTGATTAGGGGATTATCATAGGAGGTCATCTGAAAAGACTTGTACTGACTATTCTGATTCTCCAGGTTGAATATCTGATGGAAGTGATTCTTACCCTTTGGTGTAGATATTAGTAGAACTTTCTTGCCACGAACAAGAACTGTCGCACGAAGTACCTCAGTCCATGCCTCATTATCCATAAAAGCAAACTCATCACATACCAAATAGTCAAAGGTAAAACCACGAATATTATCATACCGCTCAGCACTAAAGAACTCAATACTGCTATTTTTGTGCGAACTAAAAGTAAGTTCAGTTCCGTTCTTACTCTTGAATACATGGGGATTCTCGGCAAAGGCATTCTCTATATCTTTAAATACTTTCTTTGATTGTTTGTAGATTGGACTTACCCATCCGATCTTACAGTTAGGCACATTAAAGAACCAATATAGTACCTGATTGACAGCCAACAAAGATTTGCCGAACTGTCTACCGATAGATAACACATAGTACTTATGATGTCCATTAGCTATCGATTCGTGAATCATCTGCTGATTCTGATGGGGACTGTACAGTTGAACCGAAAGCGGCTGTGACATTTGTTACAATAGATTTGTTTTCAGTTTCTACTTTATCAACATAATTATCAGGATCTAAATTCTTTAATGCAAAGATAGCACCTCCAAATTTAAAACTTCTTAAATCTAACTCATAAGAATAAACTACAGCTTTCTTCGCTCTATTTAATATGTCCAAATACTCTTCTCTTTTCATGTAGTTAGACCATGTACTTCTTGAATTAAAACCGATAAACAATTCTAATCCATTCTTAGCAATCTCGGTCTTTGTTTCTACACACCAATTAAAGTACTCAATTACTTTTGCTTCTAACTCTTCAGGTGTTGCAAATATCCTTTCTCTTCCTCCGTTATTCCCTAAGGCATAGATGTTAAATTTTGGTGCTGGACACATTCTGTTTAAGTTTTAATTTTATCATTGCCATACCTCTTCTAATAAGATTAGGTTTGCATTCTTTACAGATGAACTGAGAACATAACTCACACCATTCACATTCTTTAGGAATGATATTCTGATCCATTATAGCACATACTTTACAGATTGTTATCATGCTACTTTACAGATTGTTATCATGTTCGTATTTTATTAGTTCAGAATGTCTGTTAAGTAAGAACTGACTGATGCAGGAAGGACATGATCTGTCTTGGCCTCTTACACCATAGTAATTAAATAACCCATCCAATCCTCCTAAACATTGTCCTGAAGTAACAAAGAGATTTATAACCCCTCTATACTTCTGACATTCATTGTATTGTTCCTCTGTCATATTATAGTATATTATTTATTGATTTTGTGCAATATTTATGATACAATTATATAATCTCCCGTTCAATAGCATCCGTTTTTAACCCAACTAAATAAGTCAGAATAATCCTTTTCAATCTCTATTAAGTCCAGGAACTTATCAGCGTTTTTATTTATAAATTTGCTCATTTGTCCATTATAATATCCTGCACTACCAATATGACCGCATACATCATTACTCTCTTTATATTCAATAGGAATATTTACTTCAATTTCTTGAATCTTACTGTGATAATCAGATAAAAAGCTGTTTGGCATCCCTAAACAATAATGCTGAGTAATACTATCAACACCTTGCTTAGCGAAACAAGGATAAACGATGTGTGTTAAGAATGCCTGATCATTACCCTTTATGCTCCAATCATATCCCGATTCTTTTCTTATTAAATCTTCCCATGTTCTCACACCTACATTATCCATAAAATACTGAGGTCTGAATCCAATCATACCACCTAACAACGGTACATCATGACTAACGCTATCGGTAATAGCATGAGCAGCTTTGTCTCTATTAATCCAATATTGAACAGCTTGTACTTCTCTATAGGTTGCAGGACTATCTAAATCTCTACAAATGATGTGCGTATAGTTTTGATTAAATGCTGGTCTTAATCTCCAAAGCATTGCCAAAGTTAAAGGTACTTTATCCTGGTGAACTTCAATTTTAATCGGCAATCTATCCAATAACCCTTTCCATCCTTCATAGGTTGATGTATCTGTTTGAAGTATTATATCCCATCCTGGAAACAATAACCGATTCATTCTGATATTAATCATTAATCCTCGCAGATATGTATTGAAGTCAAAGCAGTCAGCATTACGCTCACGCTCATAACCGAATAAAGAATAACTTATTGCTCCTTTCATTTGTTTGTTATAAATTTATAGTGATATAATATATTATCAATGTAGTGTTCAGTCTTAATCAATCCACTCGCATAAAGTTTATGAGCAAAGTCAGTATCCTCACCATGATTGATCTCGGGATATGTTATCTGATTAGCAATAGATTTCTTAATGCAGTTTAAGTGATTAGGGAATCGTTCATATTTGATTATGTTATCTGTTGTAGAGTAACTCTTATATTTGATTGAATGCTCAAAAAATTCGGGATTCATGCCATCCCATGTAATAATACCTCTTAGTGAACAGCAATCAACCCCCTTTACTATTCCTTCCATTAATAAATCAATGTAGTTAATAGCAATATCATCATCATCATCAATAAAACAAATATATTCACCCTTTGCCATTTGAATAAGTTCATTTCTTTTAGTTCCGATACTTTTCTCACCATTATCATAAAGAGTAACTATTTCAATGAATCCGGTATAATTACCCTTCTCAACTTGATCAAGTATCTTATCTACTAATGACATACATTGTTCTGCTCTACTTGATAGTGTAGGAATCAGAATTGATAATTTATAGTCCAAAATTTATTCTTTTACGTTTGTTAAATGTTATCTCATCAGCTATCCATAATGCTCTATCTTCTGTCTTAATACTTAATTCATCTTGTTTAGCAAGTCCCCATGCAGGATGAAGATGTCTAAATAATTGAACATTATCACCCATGTACTTATAGCATCCTAACTGCTTCGCTACAATGTCATTTTCAACATCTGACCATAAAGATATGTAATCGGGATGATAAATGTACTTAAATCTGTCATAATAATTCCTGCCGACAATATGCATGGTGCAGACATTAGACTTCTGATTGCCATCGTTAAAGTGAAGATACTGATTAAAGTCATTGTAAAATTCAGCACGAATAACATCATCGAATCCTTTCTTCGTGAATATCATATCATCAGACATATTAATAAGAATATCCCAATCATAATCGAAGTCATTAAGGTCTCTATTGATAGCATCAATCTTATTCTTACTATTACCTACTACAAAGGTATAGTTACCATCTAATACCGGCAGAGGGAACATGCTCTGGTCATCTTTATCCACTGAGATAAGAATGTGATAATCCTCTCTATTAGCTATTTTATTCAATATAGAATCATACCCTCTAAGGAAATTAGAACGCCTTGATCTCGAAGTATATTTGAATAAAATTCTCATAATGGTAAAAATACACTTTTAATAGGTTCGTTAAAGAATTTATCCCAATTATTTTTAATGTGAATCTGTTTCTCTTCATCAGTTATACTACTCTTATGATTCGATGTTGAGTAATCATGAGCATAAATATAATCTTTTAAGTTAATATTTGTAGGATAATGCGTTCTTTGACCTGTTATTCTATTGGAATATTCTGCATGTTCAAACCCATATTGCATGAATTTTTCATTAAATGCACCTACCCTATCAATTACTTTTTTAGTCATAAACATAAATACACCTCCACAATCTAAGTAGTTTTTATCATCTATCTTTCTGTGGAATTTATCATCCATAAATAACAGATGCTCTGATCCTTCATTAATGCAGAAGTCTATCCATCCATCCTTAATCGGATAACAATCATCATCGAAGAGGAAGATATGGTCACAATTCTTTAAGGATTTGAGACATTCATTCTTTCTAAATGCTACACCTCTACGATCTTCATCGGTATCTGTTGCTACATAAATCTTTACATTATTTGTAAAGGTATGTTTATAGATATGCTCTAAGCACTCTTTTAAGCACTCAGGTCGATTATAAGTAGTTATCCCTATTCCTATGCTAACCATCTATCAAATATCTGTTTGCGTTCTACATTCACTATCTTAATATCATACCTTGCCGATACATACTCAAATAGATTCTCTTTTAAATCTTCTACTTTGTTAGGATTCTTTACCAGGTACTTAATATTATCCTTCCATTTCTTATCGGCAGATACTAATACATTTTTCAAAGTAATATCATCCCGATAAGAAATCACATTGGACACGATCACCGCTTTCTTTTTAAAACCTGCTTCTATTAGTTTAAGCTGCGATTTGTTCCGGTTAAATTCTGTGCTAATCAACGGAACTAATGCCACATCGATAGAATCGTATAGCTTACCATACTCTAAGATAGGCATTCCATTTAATCTCATATATGGTTCATCCATATCTTTGAACTCTAATACTCTATTCGACATTAATAACTCTCTATAGTTTAAGTTTAACAAGTGATACCCTCCAGTAAAGCATTGCTCAATGTACTTGTAATATGGATTCGGTGTTATGTCACCCTTTGCATCTTGGTTGAAGTTATAACCTGCTGTTAATAGCTGCCATTTACCTCTGATGGTTTCATCTTTATACAGCTTCATTAGTTCAGGATATAACATCTCAACATCAGCAATATGATGAACACCTGCAACATATCCGAATCTCATTCTATTATGTGTTGTCTCGATTGGATTCGGTTGCCATTGTTCCTCCTCCGTATTAATGGCATTGGCTAACACATAAACATTATGATTGTAATCTCTGATTCTACTTGCTAAGTAATCTGTTGTAGTAGTAACAAAGTCAGCATCCTTTAATGCTTGTATAGTATTCTCAGCATATCCATTTCTCTTATACTGATCATAAAGACTGTGATTCTTTGGAAGTACCCAATAGTCATCAATATCGAAATGTACTTTTAGACCTAATCGTTTGTACCTGGAGACATCAGACTTGATCTCTCGCAGGAAGGATATACATTTAAACTTCTTTAAATAGTCATCAGTTAATTCAGATTCATTATAAGTAAATTCTACATCGATTCCTAATGATGCAAAAGGAACTATCTGTCTATGGTATTGCAGACCTGTTATTCTGCTACTTGTTACAACTAATATCATATTCTGTTTTGATTTTTTCTGTTATATTTTTAACCATGTACTGGACTGTCTTAAACGATATTCCCACCAATGCTCCTACCTTTCGATAAGTACCATGCTCAACGTATAGTTCTAATAGTCTAAATTCTGTCGGGAATCTCTTCTGTGCTATCTTCTTCTCTATCTTATTCATTAGTAATACCACATCAGAATGTATCTGATCAATGTTATCATCCTCGTATACTTCTCCTTTTGTTGTTGTTTCGCAGCTTCTATATTTCTTGTAGAAAGCCATGTGAGGTTGAGTATATTGGTAGTACATGATCTTATAGCAGTATATCTCTAAAGTCTTTTTATTATAAAGATTAACCAGGTATTCAATATCCATATCAGCAACAATAATAAGCAGTTCAGATAAGAGGTCGTTATATAAGTCATCTCCTTTCGTGATGCGGATTGCAGATGATTTTACTGCTTTAGAATTGTAGATAAACAATAAGATATCGTTTCTTTTCACATTCAAAGATACCCAATAAATTAAGAAAAAACAGATATGTGCTAATTATTCCAAATTATTTTGAATTTTTTCTGCCTCATTATCAGTCAGTTATAAATATTTTCATACACTTATGTCGGGCGTATGTAAATAAATAATATTTTTACAATCGTAATCAAAACAAACAAAAAAAACTATGAAAGCTATAATCTTTAAAAACGAAAACAAAGCAAAGACTTACAAAGAAATATCTTTATCTAATCAAGGTGTTTATACAAAAGGAGAAGTAATTAGAACTGTAAAAACTGACAAAATAGAAAATTTAACAAATGGAATGTATCAAACAACTTTTGAAGAAGTTAAATAAAATAGAAAAAGAACTTGAAAAGGTAAGGGGCGCAAGTCCTTTATCTGATGGGTGGCAAACTCAAAGACTTGCTAAAAAGCAAAGAAAATGGGATGAACTTGCAAAAGAAAAAATAAATATATTAATTAAAATAAATGAATATGAAAATAAAAGTTGAGTATCACGAAAATATAGGAAAATTTATTTATACCTATAAATTTATAAGGAAAACTACAAATAAATTAGCTGAAGATGATATAATAAAGACAAATGACCTTGTTAGATATTATTGTGATCATGGTGCTACAGTAATTGAAAATCAAGAACTAAGCAGATTATATGAAGAAAACGCTAATTTAAATAAAGAAATAGAAAGATTAAAAGAATATATAAATAAAATTTAACCTATGATACTAATACAATCAACAGTTAATCCTGATCACAGATTCATAAGTTACTCTGCCTGGATGAAATACATTAGAAACAGAAATAATCAAACCTTAACCAAAACAATTAAAAACTATGACAAAACAAGAAACACAAACCAAAATTAACGAGTTAGTTACACTACTTAATACATTAGATGTAGAAGGTGTTACAGCTAAAATCTTTGTACCGAATGATAACATTCTGAAGCTATTAGCCACAGATTACAATGTTAAAGTTTATGAACCTTTTGAGATGTTCGGCAATGAAGAGAGAATGTTCTACTTCAGTAAGGATAAAGTAACTATCCATGTAAAGAGTAGTATGAAGTATAGAAAAGAAACCCATTTAATTGAATACTAATGAGAGAAATAAACTACGGAAAAGTATTGGAGAAATCTATTAAGAAGAAAGGCATCAGTAAGAAAGCTATCTCATTAATGCTAAACATCAGCAGAAGTACATTGTATTCAAGACTGAAGGATGGTGAGTTTACATTCTGTCAAATGATGACTTTAAGAGAGGAGAATCTGATATGAGTTATGATGACTGGAAGTTAGATACCCCTCCCGAGAATGATACAAAATGTTATGAATGTGGGAAAGAATCTTCACAATACGATTTACACATATTAATGATAAACTTTAAAGCCATCGATGTATGCGGAGATTGCTTAGATAAACTGACAATAAATGACTAAAATAGCAGAAGCAAACAAACAGCAACAGGTCTATGATTGCTATATGAATGGCATGACACCTGAGAATACTGCACAGCATCTAAAGTTATCGTATAAGTATGTAAAGAATAAGTATGAGGACTTTACCATTCATTCAGCTACTTTGAGAGGCAATGATAAGAAAGATCGGATTGCTCAAATTTATGCAATTGAAAGAGAATTGTTCAGCATCATTGAGATGAATCCTAAAGACAAAAGAATTGATCATTATACACAAATCTATAAAACTTTTTTAGTATGAAGAAAGACATCCAATGGTTACTACTTGTAATCTTAATTACCACCATCTATGCAGGAAGTTACATCAACAGATGCAAAGAATCAGCAGAGCAGATCAGAGATTTAAAGATTAAGTATGTTTTAAAGTATCAGCAGTATTGCGATTCAGTAACCACCTTTTGTATTAACGAGTATGATATTGTAGGAAGATGCAAAAAATGATAGAGGAATTAAAAGAGATTCAGAAGATATTCCCGAATGCTCACATCCGGTATAATGCCGAAACAGATACACACTTTATCTCATATTTTAGTGTAAAATATTACAGTTCATTATTTATTAATTAATTACATTTACAAAAAACAAAAACTATGGAAAAACAACTAACACACTGGAAAAAATTACAGAATCCTTTATACTTAGGATCGTATGACTTTCAACCTGGCGAGGAACGTATTGTAACAGTCAAAGATGTTAAACGAGAAATGGTCAAAGGTCAGGAAGGAACTGAAGAACATACCATCGTATACTTTGCTGAAGGTTACAAACCAATGATCATGAATGCCACCAACAGTAAGATGCTGACTAAACTATCTGAATCTCCTTATGTGGAGAAATGGATTGGAATATCCTTTAAATTAGTGGTAGTTAAGATTAAAGCATTCGGAGAGTTTATTGATGCATTGCGTATTAAATCTGAGAAAGTAGTTAAGACATTGCCTGAACTTGCATTAGATAGTCCAAACTTCATCAAAGTAAAGGAAGCTATTAAGTCAGGTAAAGCTACAATTGAGCAGGTAGAATCTAAATATAAGTTAAGTGAGGAGGTGAGAAATGCGATTATTTAAAATCAGATGCTCAGCCATTGGACAGATTATGTCCAATGCTAAAACAAAAGGAGAATTATCAGCAGGATGCAAAACATACTTAGAGAACTGGTATGCCAATGATAAAGAAGAGATTCATTCAAAGTACTTTGATAAGGGGAACATGGTAGAGAACGAATGTATTGACTTGATGGCATCTGTCTTAGATAAGGGAATAGCATTTAAGAACGATGAACGTAAAGAAAATGAATACTTTATCGGTACTTGTGATGTTCAGCTTGATGATTGCATTGTTGATGTCAAATCTGTATGGAATAGAAAAGGACTTCATGCAGCTTGTAATGGACTTGATAAGGATTACGAATGGCAGTTAAGGGGATACATGGAACTTTACAACAAGCCGAAAGCTATCCTATTCTATGGACTATGCGATACACCGGAAGAATGTAACTATGGTACTGAGGTGATTTATTCAGATATGCCATTGGAGGAGAGATGGGTAGCGTATAATGTGGAATCTGATTCCATTTTAGTCCAGGATATTATTGACAAGGTTGTCAAATGCAGAGAGTACCTGGAGGAATATGATAATAAAATTAAAAGTAAATTAGGTAAAATTAACTAGTTTATATAAAATTATTTACTATATTTACATCGCAGTTCACTATGAAAACATTAAAAAATCCTATCAACTTACATTGCCTATTATTGCATCCTGCAATGAGTGGACTGCCTTTGTTTGTTGGTAGGTATTTTTATTATGATTGGAATATATAAAATTACTTCTCCATCTAAAAAAATTTACATTGGACAAAGTATTGATATAAAAAAAAGGTGGCAATATTATTATAAATTAAATTGTAAAGCACAGCAAAAGTTATATTACTCTTTACAAAAATATGGAGTAAATAATCATAAATTTGAAATAATTTCTTTATGTTTAAAAGAGGATCTAAATGAATTAGAAATATATTATTCTGCTTTATTTAATTCAACTAACCAACGCAATGGATTAAATATAAAAGAATGTGGGAAAAATGGCACAGCATCTATTGAAACAAGGCAGAAAATGAGTAAATCTGCTAAAGGTAGAAAACTTTCAAATGAAACAAAAAAAAAAATAGGTAAAGCTAATATAGGAAGAAACATAGGGAAAATATGTAGTAAAGAAACTAGAAATAAATTAAGTGATTTTAATTTAGGTAAAAAATTATCTAAAGAAACTAGAAAAAAGATGAGTATTTCTTGTAAATATAATGGAGCAAAGAAAGTTATAAATATAGAAACTGGAGATATTTATAATTCTATTAAAGAAGTTTCATTAATTTTAAATATAAAATTTACTACTCTTGTTGCTAAACTTTCAGGGCAAAACAAAAATAACACTAAATATAAATTAATAACTAAAAACAATTAAAACATGGGAAATTTAACAATTAAAGGCAAAGTAAAGTTAGTCGGACAGACAGAACAGGTATCCGATAAATTCAAGAAAAGAGAATTGGTAATTACCACCAATGACAATCCAACGTATCCGCAGCACATATTAGTACAATGTACCAACGATAAATGTGTTATGCTTGATAATCTATCTGTAGGAACTGAAGTATCCGTAGAAATCAATTTACGAGGTCGGGAATGGATGAGTCCAAAAGGTGAAGTAAAGTATTTTAACACAATCGAATGCTGGAAAGTAGATGTAATTGGATTGGCACCGGTGATAAAATCATTACCTGCTCCAATAGAGGATGATCTCCCTTTTTAGGTAATTAGCTGATAATAAGACTGCTAATGAAAATTAGCAGTTTTTTTGTTACACTTCCATTACACATTCATTACACATTGAAAACAGGTTAAAGTATTAAGAATCAATAAGTTAAGCTAAAATGTTACACATTGCACATTGTTTTCAAAACTTTTTTAAAAAACAGCACCTTCTCTTTTTAAAATTTGAAATGATTAGACAAATAATGTGATAATGTGTAATAATTCGAATTTATAATTACATTTGCATCTCCTCAATAATAAAACTATGGTAACAATATTTAAAGATTTATATACAACATCAACCCCATTCTATAAGGATATCGCCTTTATTTTGGAACGGATTAAGACTGGTAAGAGTAAAGACCTGGTTATAGCCATTAGAAATGAAAAGAACAAAGAGAAGAGAGATGCATTAAAAATTAAACTTCCTGCGATCTTATTTAGTGGAACATTCAGCAATAGGAACGCAAAAGGATTAAAGGAACATTCGGGATATATCTGTTTAGACTTCGATAAGTATGAATCGGATAAGAAAATGATTGCAGATCGGAAGAAATTTGAGAAGGATGAATATACCTTTTCTGTGTTTACTTCACCATCAGGCAATGGACTGAAAGTAATTGTAAAGATACCTCCAGTGGTAGAGAACCACAGAGATTACTTTATCGCATTAGAGAAGTATTACAACAGTGAGAACTTTGATATTGCTTGTAAGGATGTGAGCAGAGTATGTTATGAATCTTATGATGAGAAGATATACATCAACACGAAGTCTAAGGAATGGAACAAATTTGATGAGATATTAGGATCATCCTTTATTGAAAATTCCCCTATAATAGTATTGGAGGATGAGAATGAGATCATAAGTAGATTGATAAAGTGGTTTGATAAGAACTATAGCATGACTGCCAATAGAAATACCAATCTGTTTATCTTAGCATCTGCTTTCAATGAATTTGGTGTATCACAGGATAGCTGTAAGTACTACTGCCAAAAGTTTATACAAAAGGATTTTACTGAGAAGGAGATAGAGAGAACCATCAGATCAGCATATTCCAAAGTATCAGCATTTAGAACGAAGTACTTCGATGATGATAAGAAAGTTATGCAGCTTCGTAAAGACCTTAAAAAAGGTGTAGGGATTGATGAACTAAAAAAGCAATACAAAGGAATCGATGTTGAGACCATTCTTGAAAATACCCCTACCGATATATTTTGGTTTATAACGAAGAACAATAAGATCGGTATCGATAACTTTAAGTATAAGACCTGGTTAGAGCAGAATGGATATTACAAGTATTATCCTGAAGGCAGTGAATCATTCATACTGATCAGAATTGAGAACAACATTATCGATACAGTAAACGAGGTTAAGATAAAGGATTTTGTACTATCGTTCCTGCTGAAGCAAAAAGAATACGATGTATATCAGTACATGACTAATCTACCAAAATACTTTAAAGAAGATTTTCTCAACACTATTGATATAATTGACATCAGATTTAAGGAAGATACGAAGGATAATGCATATCTGTACTTTAAGTCTAATGTAGTGGAGGTCTCATTGACCGGTATTAAAATAATCGATTACATTGATTTAGATGGTTTTGTATGGAAGAAGCAGATCATTGATCGTGAATACAAAGAATCTATTTTTGAGGATTGCGTTTATAACAAGTTTATCTCATTGGTTGCAGATTGTGAGCAGGTGAGATACGATACAATAGTATCAGTAATTGGTTATCTGTTACATTCTCATAAGACATCAGCCAATAACAAAGCTATTATCATTAATGATGAGACCATCTCAGATAATCCGAATGGAGGAAGTGGTAAAGGATTATTCTGCAATGCTCTAAAATTTGTTAAAAAGGTTGATACTATTGATGGTAAGCAATTCGATTTTAATAAAAACTTTGCCTATCAGACATTGAATGCAGATACTCAGGTATTAGTATTTGATGATGTGGAGAAATCGTTTAACTTTGAAAGTCTATTTAGTATTATAACGGAAGGTATAACCATTGAGAAGAAGAATAAGGATGCCATTAAGATACCAGTATCCCGAAGTCCTAAGATAGTGATCACCACTAATTATACCATTGGAGGTGTAGGAGGATCATTCGATAGGAGGAAATTTGAGATTGAATTTAGCAGCTACTTTAATGCTACCCATACACCGGAACAGGAATTTGGAGGATTGCTATTTGATGGATGGGATGATAACGAATGGAATATGTTCTACTCATTTATGATTAGTTGTTTACGTTACTACATGGAGAACGGATTGGTTAAGTATGAGCATAAGAACCTGGAGTTAAGAAAGCTATACAAAGAGACAGCGACAGAATTTATTGAATTTATGGATGATGCAATGTTGATACCAGGAGAAAGAATAAACAAAACAGATCTGTTCAATAGATTCATTACTGAGTATAAGGATTTTAACAAATGGCTAAAACAAAAAAGGTTTAAGATATGGTTAGATACCTATGCAAATTATAAGAACTATACTACAGAGCATGGTACATCCTTAGATGGTAGATGGGTAATGTTTAAAAATAAATAAAATGCTAAAAAAACTAATCGAACTAAAACATTCAGAGGAATGCAAGAAGTATCCATCAATGCCACCTGCATACATTCCGCTAACTAAGTTCACCGATAAGACCGCCAATGGATTAACGAAGTGCGTAATTGCCTGGATTAATCTACATGGAGGTCAAGCTGAGCGGATTAACACTACCGGCAGGATGATTGATAAGACAAAGGTAGTATCTGATGCATTAGGACAGAAGAGAATGATAGGCAGTGTAGAATGGCAGAAGGGAACAGGAACGAAAGGAAGTGCGGATATAAGTTCAACTATACGAATGAATATAAATGGCAGAATGATTGGTGTATCTGTTAAATGGGAAGTAAAAATAGGCAAAGATCGGATGTCAGAACACCAAAAGAAATACCAATTGGAGATAGAAGGAGCAGATGGATATTACTTTGTAGTAAAGTCCTTTGATGATTTTATGGAAAAATATTTGGAATTAACTAAATAATCTGTCCTAATTATAGCATATATTTGGGACTAATAAAGGATATATCCGTACATTTGTGTTACAATTTAAAGGTTATTACCTTAATTCTATGTTTAAAATAACTAACATTAACCCTAATTATTAGCTATAATGTTGGCTATTATCAACAAAAAAGAGTATTTTGTGTAATATACACCACATTAACTATATGCAGATACATACAAAATATTACTAATATTACAAATTATATGCAATTAAAACTATGAAAAAACTATGGACTGAATCAGAGTTACTGATTCTTAAAAAAGCATACCCATCTACTCAATCTGTTGTTATTGCTAAGAAATTAAACAGAAGCATGGGATCAATCTATTCACAAGCTAAATTGCAAGGCCTAAAGAAAACCGAAGAGTTCAACAGATCCGAATCATCAGGCAGAATGAAGGATGGCGAAATTGGCAAAGCATCACGATTCCAAAAGAATCATGTATCGTTCAACACTGGAATGAAATGGGATGACTTTATGACTGTGCAAGGGAAAGCTAATTCATTGAGAACAACATTTAAGAAAGGCAATCTTCCTCCAAACACATTACACGATGGAATGATAACTATTCGTGCTGATTCCAAAACAAAGCGAGTTTATAAGTGGATCAGAATCTCATTAGGCAAATGGCAGATGCTGCATGTGTATAATTGGGAGCAAGTGAATGGTAAACTGCCGAAAGGTAAGATTCTCGTATTCAAAAATTCAACAGATGATTGTTCACTTGACAATCTTATACTGATCACCAGAGCAGAAAATATGAAACGGAACAGCATTCAAAGATACCCGGAAGAAATTAAGCAGACAATCAGAGTACTAACTAAATTAAAAAAGACAATCAATGGCAAAAAATAAAATTCAAGACCTAAGAGATCATCTCTTTGAAACAATCGAATTGTTAAAGGATAACGAAACAAACCATATGACAGTGGAAAAGGCAAAAGCAATAGCAGGAATAAGTCAGGTAATTATTAACACTGCTAAACTTGAGATTGACTTTATAAAAGCTACAGATACAATGGAAGGTAACTATGTATCGACACAGTTTATAATACCTGAGCAGAAACAAAACTTAATTTAACTTAATTCTGCATTATAACACAACCTTTGTTACAATGCATTTAACCATTAATAACTAAAAAAAACCATGAAAAAACTATTAATTTTAGCAGTATTATTTGCTTCTTGCAAGAAAGAAGAAAACAAAACAACAACTACAAGTTCAACTTTACATTCAGTAGAAGTGGTAGGACATAGTTTATTTGATAGTAATGTAACTATTGATGGAGTAGATCAGGGACAGATTAATCACATTTATCAAATTAGTAATGGTCAATCATTTACTTTTATTGATAGGGGAGACGATGCCTTTAGTCCAATAACAATGACTACAACACAAGCATATATAAATGTAACAGTTTATGTCGATGGAGCTTCTGCCTATACTCATGGTGGTTATCAAGATGCACTATTTACTTACAATCCATAAGTAATGTCAGACATAACGAAATGCAAGGGACAAGGATGCCCAATAAAAGACGAGTGCAAAAGATACACAGCTAAAGAATCAGTATCGCAATCTTACTTTATGGAATCACCTATTAAGGATAATAAATGTGATATGTATTGGGGAGAGGATTCTGAAAATATATTTAATCATTTAAAAACAATAATGAAACTATGACACCACAACAAAAAAGTAAGGATTTAATTAATTCATTCTATTACTCACTACCAAACAACGGAAGCGAAACGGGATTAAATAGTACTACTGAACGATATAAAGAAGCTATACAATGTGCATTGATTGCAGTTGATGAAATAATCAATCATCATTCACAAGAACAAGGATTGTATAGAATTGATACATATTATTGGCAACAAGTCAAGTCGGAGTTGCAGTCTTTGTAAGGTTGCGTATAACGTTTTGCAACTTGGCTTAGTGCCGAAATTAACAGATAAACTAATTTAATAAAGATAAAATTATGAGTACAGAAAATAGTTTTGAAGAACACAATGATAAGGCATTGAGCCAAGATGCTGTTAGTTGCCGTTTTATTAGTGGTTTTCAAGATACAAGAACAAATAAAGAGGATTTCGCTTTAACACCTTATTTATTTGGAGTATGGGTTAGTGAAAAATCTAAAGTTCGTGGATTTGGTATTTGTTGGGGTTATTACTCTATTTTTGTAGCGTTAGGTTTTAATATACCTAAAAATTACCCGATATTTAGAGTTATTAAGTAATGGCAACTAACGGTTGGGGCTTAACGAAGTTTTTTGCCTTGCTCAAATGTTCAAATCAAGGCATAATGCTTATAGGCAAAAAATTTTGTTTAAGCCCTTGTTATAAGCTGTTTAAAAAAAGAAAAAAGAGGGGAGATTTTTTTATTAAATTTTTTAAGTTTTAAAATGGATTTACGGAATATAGATTGTATGATAATGATGAAGGAGTTTCCCGACAAATATTTTGATTTGGCAATAGTTGACCCACCCTATGGAATTGGAATTGACGGACAAAAAGAAAGTATTTGTAAGAACCCGAAACACAATAGAAAGGCACACGAACACAAAGGGTGGGATAATGCAATACCGACTGCTGAATATTTTAGGGAACTTGAAAGGGTGAGTAAGAACCAAATTATTTGGGGTGCAAACTACTTTGTTGAACACCTGAACAAAGGCACGAAAGGTTGGATATTTTGGTATAAAGGACAGGAAGGATTAACTATGAGTGATGGCGAACTTGCTTACAGTAGCTTTCAAGTTGCAACACGAATGATAAATTTGAATAGGGGATTGATTGCTCAAAAAGGTGGGAGCATACACCCGACACAAAAGCCAGTTGAATTATACAGGCATTTACTACACAATTACGCAGAGAAAGGACAAAAGATATTAGACACACATTTAGGAAGCGGAAGTATTGCGATTGCCTGTTACGATATGGGATGCGAATTAACGGCAAGTGAGATTGATAAAGAGTATTTTGATAATGCAACGAAAAGGATAAATGAACACACGATGCAAACCTTTTTATTTTAAAACTTAAAAAATTTAATAAAAAAATGTGCGGTGGCTTTTTTTCTTTTTTTAAATTGCTTATAACGGTTTGCAGCTATGCGTAGTTGCGGTAAATTAATGATAAACTTAAATTTAAATACAAATGAATACAGACAGAATTAAAGAGATACAATTAGAAACAGCTTACCCTGAAAGTGTAAGTGTGCAACAAGCTTTACTGAAAGTTTGGAATGAAACGGAACAAGAGCAATTACGCATAACTGCTGTTAGTGGGCGAAGCGAACAGTTTATTTCTTTGATTAGAGAATTGATAAACGTAGGCATAATTGATGAAGATGATATAGAAGTAGAAACTTGGGTAAAAAACTATCTCAAAGAAATAAATTGCCACTAACTAATGGCTAACCGCCATAAACTAAACTAAACAAGACTAAGACCTAATGTTCACGAATGCGTGAACACTAAACAAACAAGACTAATGAAAATATGATAACTTACATAGCAAATACAATATTTATAATTTTTCTTTTGTTCTGTTTGTGGTTGATAATTTGTTTTATAATTTATAAAAATAAACCATCTAATGACTTAACTGGACAAAGTGAAAGACAAAAGAAAAATGATGATTACAACACTGATTATTATATATAAAAACTTAAAACAAGTCGCATAAACTAAACAAACAAGACTAATGAAAATAACTGCAAAAAAAATTAAGAGAGAATTAGAAAAGAATTATGGATGGATGAATTTAGATGATAAAGATGGATATTATGCATTAATAAATGAACTGATTAAAGACACATTAAAAGTAGTAGATAAAATATTAAAAGAGCAAAAAGGAATTTCAATTAAATAATATTATGACAACCGAAGAACAAAAGCAGCACATCACTAACTTTTTCAAGCGACAAAGGGAGATTCTAACAAGCAAAGGTAATGACTATGCAAATGAGGATAGACTATCTAATTTTAAGTTAGCAGGTACTATCTGTCAGTTATCACCGGAACAGAATTGTCTATCGTTAATTGCTACGAAAGTCGCACGATTAGGTGTATTATTGAATGGTCAGATACCATCAAACGAAAGTATTAAAGATTCTATTATTGACCTGGCAAATTATTGTGTACTTTTGGATGAACTAATTGAGGATAAATGAAACGAGATTACATCTACATAGGAATAATAGCAATAGTTATATTCATGTACCTAACTAAAATGCCTGATCCGACAAAGAACGAGTATAAGACATACATCAAAGTAAAGGATAGTACTATTCGTGTCATCCATGATAAGGAGATCATAAGAGAGAAATCAAAAGTAAACATTACTAATATTTTCAACACATCAGCCAATGAAGAGAACCACTATACCAATTCTGACAGTAATCGCCTTATCTTTATCGATTCATTCCTACGCTCAAAAGGATACCGCTAAGTATTGTTTCACCGGTGCTGAGATGAACGAATGGATAAAGTCAGCTATAAACGAAAAAGCATATAAATCTGCATTTGATACCTTGCAGAATGTAGTTAAGATAGACGAATCAATTATAAACGATTTAAAGCAGTTAAATAATTCAGCTAATAGTTTAATTGAGAAGCAGCACAAAAGTATCAGAAAACGCAAATTAACGATAGTTTTATGGCAATTTATTGCAGGTGCTATATCAGCTGGATGGATTTACACTCTCATTCGGTAGATTCTCCTCACTTGCCTTAACACTACGATCAAACCAATCCGAATGCATTTCTGATAGATCGGTATAGTTATCCTTTACTTTGATCCATCCTTCATCATCCAGGTACAAAGCTGAGCATTTAACATAGTTATTTTCAACTAAATATGTTTCCTCAGATACCGAAAGAATCTTTGTGATAAAGATAATTCTCTTAAATAAGCAGATATCCCTCCTGCTCAATAGATTATTCTTCTTAATAATGATCTGTGTGACCTCTAACTGAATATCGTTTATTACTCTCATTAGTACACCTTACCATTAACTATCTTCTTATTGGATACAGCGAAGTTTTCGCCATCCATATCTACTACTGCGAATCCATGATTATGATTATTCACTTCCATATAACGAGGTTCTAATTCACAAAGACATCCAGTAGAATAAGTTACTACTACATCCCCATCGTATACCTTTTCTGTTGCCTCACTTGTTCTATGAAAATGACCACAAATAGCATGACGTTTTAATTTTAAAAATAGAGAACGTGCAGGATTAACCCCACCTGCTCCTCGCATCTTATCTCCATGTTCTACTAATAGTTTACCAAAATAACATTTAGTACCATGTTCAATGTAATGAACTCCATACTCTCTAACTCTTAATAAAGCATCAATCTTAAATTCTTGCATATCAAGTAACTCAGGTGCTTTAACTCTTAGGTATCGTTCCATTCTGTACTCATGATTACCTGGTATGTAATAAACTAATACTTTCGGAAATTCTTTTTGTAGCAATGCAAAGAAATTTCTTGCCATTTCTAACTCCTCTGCTATGTCTGTTACTCGTGGGTCTTTTTCGTGAAAACTTAACTGGTAAAAGTCTATCATATCTCCATTAATAAAGATAGTATCTATACCTTCCTTTTTACCATATTTTAATGCAGTCTCTAATGCTTTTACATCGTGGTAAGGAAAATGTATATCTGATAATAATAACACCTTCTTAATCGATTTTGGCAATCTCCATACCTCTCTATCTACTGAATGCGATGCAGGTATTTTCCATACATTTTGATTCTCTATATTTATTGGTTTTAGGAATCTTTTATCGGTTAATGTTTTTCGATTACTTTTACCCAAATGCCCTCGATAATATTGCACCTTTTTTCTACACTGGTCAAATGATGTAAATAGTTTAGGTTGTTTTTTGAAAGCTAAGTTAGCAATTGTTCTATCTCCGCTATCGGGAAACTTAATTAATAACTCTTTGATATAGTCGGATGCTATCATTAGTTTTAGTTTTGGTTTAGGCAAATGTAGTCTTTATTCCTTTGGTTGGCTGTTTTTCTTTATTGCCTCGTATGTGGTCATGCCCAAAGCTACGGAAACGAACGCGAAATCTAATGCCAATATCTCACCAACGTACTCCCACTTATCACTCTGAAACCATTTGATATGTAGAACTACAACCATTATGATAATTACAAAAGCAGAAAGTTTACGAGCGGAATAACCACCGGAATTTGTTTTAAAAGAATCTAATAAATTATTAAGTATTTCCCTAAGTTTTTCCATATCTTTGAATTTTCTATTACTAAAGCGAGTACCTGAATGAACAGGTTTCCTAATGGGATAACTTTATGGTAATTGTTATTAGCTTTTTTATTTTATTGTAAGTACCATATTTCTATTCTGACCTTGACTGAAAGAGATATGTATCCAGGTGTAATCGTATTCGTTTATTAATTGATCAAATACTAAGTTAGCTTTACACCAATCAAATAGCTTTTTGTTCTCAGCTTTACTTGCTGCACTTATATCGATTGCTTCACCTTTACAATGCTGACTTGTTGAACTTCCTCCTACCTTTTGATTCAGCAATGTGCATCTAAAGAATGAATTGATCTTAATCGGTTTGCCATACCATCTCCTTAGTGGTTCAAAACAAACAGATGCAACAATACGCATTGCAAACAACTGATTTTCTGTAGGTGTATTCTCAATACCGAATCGAATCGCTGTAGGGGATTGTGTACCTTCGTTATAAGTTATATGGTCTGATATATCATTCATCGCCCTTGTGCCTTGTATGGTTTATTGCTTTCCTTTTTATTGGGATGCTTTTTTGCTACACCTTTTTTCTTTGCCTTCGTTATGGTTATAACGGATTCAGTTTTCTTTTTCATTTGCCCTTCTTTAAAAATTCGCTTCTCCACTTCCAAACAGTATAGCCAATAGCTAACAGTAAAGAAAACAATTTTAAAGCATTTTCTATATCGGTAAATGTAATCGCAATAGCTACACAATGTAATACTGGAACATCAAAGTAATCTAATAATTTAGTCATAATGGAGAGGTTATTTTTTTAATTGATTTATAATATCATTTAATTCACTCGATAATCGGATAGCTTTTTCTTCAAGGGATTCTACTTTTGTCGGGTCTTCGTAAACCATATAGATTTCACCTTCAGGTGTTTCTACTTTCCAACTATCTCTACCATCCCCTTGTAACTTGTATGTGTATGTATTCATCTTAATATTTATTAAATAATCGTACGTTACTATAAACACCAGTCGGATTCGTTACCCATGCAGGTGCAACAATTTTAATGGTATATCTATCTGTTGTATTAGCTATTGTTATTGATGGTGTAAAGTTAAATACTCCTGTACCATTTGCTCCTGCATCCATTGTAATATTACCGATTGAATTATCTGTTGATGTTGTTATATTTCTTAATGATACTGCAATTGTCTCACTTGTTCCATTACCTGCCATAAATGTAGTAAATACAAATCTCGTTACTGTTCCCGTTCTTATAAATGTAAATTCCCTTCCTGCTGTTCCTGTACCTGGAGCAAGTTGAACATTCAATCCAAAGTTATAGGTTGTAGAATCGGCAGGATTAAATGTAGTTCCACCTAAATTTATCCATTCTCCAACATTATCAAACTGCGTCTGTATCGCACTTGTTACCCCTTTCACATAACTTAATTCAGTTAATGATGGATAGGTTGCTAATGGTAAACTTTTAATATTCTTACTCGCATCAAACGATGCTATTGTACTTGCTGTTTCTGAACTTAATATTATTGCAGGAGATGTAACTGTTCCGGTGAATGTTGGTGATGCCTTTGGTGCTAATGTACTCAAATCTTGGTCGCCAGTATTCGTTCCACTATTTGTTCCTGTAATATCAGAAGTCATTGCAACTGTTCCATTTTTATCGGGAAAAGTATAAGTTCTTGCATCTGTATTACTATTTGTAAAAAATGATGTGAAAGTATTTAATACGTTTTTAAAATTGATTTTAAATAAAGTAAGTCCTACATAACCACCTGTTGCATCTTTATTTGCAGTAGCTTCTTTAGTTCCTAATTGTGTCTGTATAGAACTTGTAGCATCTAAATAACTAAGCTGTGTTTCTGTTGTTGAACTTGTTTTGACCTTATTATTAGAATCTGTTACTAATACTTTACTCGCTACACTTGTGCTACCTAATAATAAAATATCACCCGAAGATGTTCCAAAGTTTTTATTAAAAGCTGTGTTTTTTGCAAATGCAGGTTCTACTCCTGTAAGATTTATTGTTAATGCCATTATGCAGTGATATTAAATGTTTCTGTTACAAAATTTGTCGATGTTCCACTCTGATTCAATACCCCATTTACATAGATCTGATATGTTCCTCCACAGCTTCCTGCTGTTACTGTATAACTTCCTCCTGCTGCTACTGTTGTAATTATTGTTCCGGTTGAACTGTATATCGTTACAACTGGACATACTGCACTCGGTGATACATTACCTACATATGGCATTGCACATCGATCACTCGTAAATGGAAGTACAAAAGCTATGCTCATCTTCCATCCCGATACACTATCTACGAATCTCTCTGTGAAATCTTCTAATGTACTTACGTTATCCTGGAAGTTCCAATCGTATGAAGGATGCTTCAATTGTGCTAAGAAATCCTTTGCAATACTTAACTGATCCGATAGTACCTCTGTCTCGTTTACTTCACCATTCTTCACAGCATCCATAAACAACAAAGAGAACTTATAAGTCTCAGTCTTTGCAGATGTGCTTACATCCACACCTTCTAATGTTACCCAATTTAATGGATATTGAATGTCACCACTTGCAGCTATTTCCCAAATATCACCGAATCCCCATGTATTAACCTGGAGGTGATTATTTGCTATTTCTTGTAGCTGCTGAACTATTTGATTTAATGTCATTCTTTTTCTTTATAAAATAGTCCTTAACTTTTTGCTCTACTTTCTTAGATATGTCTCTTTTCATTTAGCAGTTATTTAATTTGCCATAATCGATGTCTAATCCATAAGTATTCCCACCATCCCCTAAATACCACCCCTGAGTAAAATTATTAACCACAGGTTGAACTGTATCGATACCATTACCTGCATCATTGTATAATGGATAGGTAGTATCATTCTCTAATAAGTACCTGGTAATACGATCAGAATAGAACTCTGCTCTATCTTTAAAGAATGCCATCAATCTATCTAACTCAGCTACTCCGATGGTTTCAGCATTCTCAGAAGTGCGAGTAACTACTCCCTTGTTCATGATCTTATATTGCAGGATATATGCTCCATCATGTAACACCCAATACTTCAAAGCAGGTGAAATATATGTATCTAATAATGTCTTATACCCTGTGGTTGAATTGACAGTATTAGTTGATATTTTAGTCTTTAAGTCATTGTATAAAGCTGTACCTAATATTGATAAGATACGGATATCCTGAGTCTCTAAGATACTTGAACGCAATAACTTAATATCTACATTCTCATCAATATAGGATGTATCTTTTATGTACTGCTCTGAAATGAATAATATTTCTGCCATTTTAATTAGTTTTTATTACTACTTGTTTAAATATGTGTCTACAAAATGGAACACTTACACCACCCTTATTCCACCATCCACCTCTCGATTCCCACACATCTAATCCCTGTTCATTGTTTAATGTTTCAATCTCTGATCTTGAATATAGCTTATCTTTGTTCAGCATATCAACACAGAACTCTCTGCTATTCTTTTTGTCTGTTGCATCGAATCCTGCTCTCCATCCATAACGATACTTAACTTCGATATTGTCAGTCTTTGAATCTTCACTTGCTTTCTCGCCCTTCTTTGTTGGTTCACTTCCCGAACTTAAATAACCCCTTTCAACTAATGATGTAATAATTTCATTTACTTCGGCTGTGCTAATCTTTAATACTTTTGCAATACTATCGCTCGGTGTTAATACATCCTTTCCTAAAAGGTCTATAATAGCTTTCTCATTAGTCAGTAATTCTTCAGCAAATTTCTCCTTTTTAAATGTCTCTATACAATCCTCATCACTCTGCCCTTCGTAATCTCTTTCGTATAAGATGGTGCAATCAGATGCCTTTATACCGATTTTATCGAACCATTGATGTTCACACTTTTTTTTTTCAACTGACATTGCAGTTTTATAGCTATTGTCAATCTGTGGCAATCCCATCATATCAATAATCTGCTCAACTGGATACGCATCGTATACTTTCTGAATAATACTATCAGGTAGTAATGACTTTATCGGTGTTGATTTCTTAAAGTAGATATAATTAGCAATTCCAAAGAATGAAGAAAACTGATTAATAATATCCTCTAATATTGCTTGTCTAATAGAAATGTACGTTGATTGGAATAACTCATACGCATCTAACATCTCATTCCTTTGCCCTAATGCTCCTTCTGTTGCTACTCCGAATAATACTGGACTAACGATGTTGTGCGATGTGAAGATCTCCTGATCTACTCGTTTACCTATCTCAATGAATTGTTTATCTAAATCATTCGGACTGAACGATTGTATTGTTGGAGCATTATCTTGAGATGCGTTGAACGTAATCACTAACCCACCTGCTTTATCTGTTCCGGTAGCTTTCTGCTTTATCTGTCTTTCAATCTGCTTCTTTGCCTCTTCTGTTGGAGGAACACCATTGTTAAACGATATAATCTGTCCCATTGAGAATCCCGATTTGATGTTATTCAAATGGAAGTTAGATATCTCAATGTCTGTCTCTATTGCGGATGTTGCTCCGATATAATTCGGTATACCATATACATTCTTATCAACTCCATTCTTTGGTGACTTCAGCTTGAATACAAACAACTGACTACCCTTAACTTTGTTCTCATAATCGAATGGTTCTAACTCTTTGAATCCAGTCTTTTCTTCTGTTTGTTTTGATTGCTTCCAATCGTTTGAATAGAAGTAAAGAGATTCATCTGCATTGGTTCTGATCTTACTAATTGGCATATATGCGAAATCAGCGATCTCTTTCCCCAATTTATCATAAATTATTTCGATTGCAATCGAATTAAATAACTCAAAATCCTTAATCATATCATTGATAAAAGGTTTTAGCTTATTAATAAACTTCTGAGTAATTGCTTTCTGACTTACTGTAGATGTCTTATCATCAGTCACCAACCCACCACCATAGATGTAGTTAGTCTTACCATTGATAATAGCATTGTGTTTAGCACATCGCAGATATAACTCAATAAGATAATCGGGATAGTTATTATCCTCACCGAAGTAAATGTACTCCTTATTTTTTACCTCTTTAAATTCGGGAACTTTGTGATTCTCAAACTTTATGTATAATACGTTACTGGTTTCGCTCATGTACTTTATATGTTATATCCTGACCATTATAGGTTGAGTAAGATTCGTTTGTTCCGATTACCTTAGCCATTCCTATCTCTAATAAATTACCTGCATTAGCTTCAATCAGATTGGTGCTTGATGCTTGTTCGTATATCTTATAAGTCCAACTTCCCAATGGTAACAATTCAATTGTTCCGCTTGAGTAGTTTATTGTTCCGCTTGTTTCTGTTAGTATAAACTCATCATATCTCTCCTGGTGAGTACTGATGTTTGACTGCAAGAAAGTAACACTTACATCAGTTACATCATTAGTAAACACGAATAAATAATAGGGACTTGTTAAAGTCACTTTTTCCTGCAATGTGCAGATCAAATTAGTATTAGTATTCTTTCTGATTACAAACATCATTTATAAGTATAAGAAAATGTCATTTTGTGTAAAAAAAAAGAGCGAACCTTTCGATTCACTCCTCTTTTTCTAAACCCTAAAACTATGAAATAAAAAGGTTAAGCAGGTACTGTTAATGTTGTTAGCAATGCAGGTGTTACAAAGTTAGCAGGATCTTTCTCTTTACCAGTGATTGTCAATGTATATCC